ACCAGTTAGAGATAACATTCGAAGAAGTCGTGTAGATTTAATACTTAATAAAGAACCCAATCCTTTTCAAGACATTAATAGTTTTAAACGAAACTTAATTATTGATCTTTTAATAGATGGAAATATATTTGTTTATTTTGATGGAGCACACATTTATCAGCTACCTTCAAACAACGTAACAATACATAGTCATACTGAAACATATATTGAAAAGTTTGAATATGACGGTCATATAGACTATACCCCTAAAGAAATTATACATATTAAAGAAAACTCATTTAATTCAATCTATAGGGGTGTACCTAGGCTAAAACCAGCTTACAGAACAATGTACTTGCTGGATAACATGAGAAAATTTCAGGATAACTTCTTTAAAAATGGAGCTGTCCCAGGATTAGTACTAAAGAGTCCAAACACTCTTTCTGAAAGAATAAAAGAAAGAATGCTGCAGGCTTGGTCAACAAGGTACAATCCTACAACAGGAGGCAAAAGACCTCTTATATTAGACGGTGGATTAGAAGTAGATACTTTAACAAAAATTAACTTTAAAGAACTAGACTTCCAATCTTCTATAAATGCTAATGAAAAAATAATTTTAGAAGCTATGGGTGTACCACCCATTCTTCTTGATGGCGGGAATAATGCTAACATTAGACCTAACCATCGACTTTACTACTTGGAGACAATTCTCCCTATAGTAAGAAAAATAGGTTATGCCTTTGAGAGGTATTTCGGATTTGAACTTAATGAGAATGTCTCAGATATTCCAGCGTTACAACCCGAGTTAAGAGATCAAGCTTCTTATTATCAATCTCTCGTAAACTCTGGCATAATGTCACCAAACGAAGCAAGGGATGCTTTAAATCTAGAAGCTATGGATGGACACGATGATTTAAGAATCCCAGCTAATATTGCGGGTAGTGCAGCAAACCCCGAAGAGGGTGGGAAACCACCTCAAGATGAGGAACAAATAGATGGCGAATAGAAAAGCAGTACTAGAACAATTAGCAAATTACTTTGCTAACAAGGGGCAGATGATGTCCCCCACAGAATATAAAGTAGCAGTTGATGCACCGATAAGGTTCATAGTTGCAAAGAGACCTTTTGGATCTTGGTCTCGAATGCAACAGATGATTCAAGCTAATTTTCCCGCACAATGGGAAAAAGCTAACAAAATCGCACCAGCTCCTGCAATTAAACCAAAAGCCGCAGCCCCCAAAAAGGTAGCTAAAGCTAAGGTAGCCCCTAAAAAGGCTAAGAAATAGGACTTATTATGAAAGAAAAAATATTTCATTGGACTAATACTTTTAAAGCACTAAATGAAGACGAAGACGGTAGTGTTAATATAAGAGGATTAGCAAGTACTAACTCTATGGATAGAGTTGGTGATGTTATAAATCACGATGCATGGACAAAATCGGGTGGATTAGAGAACTTCGAAAAAAACCCAATAATTTTGTTTAATCATGATTATAATAAACCTATTGGTCGTGCCACTTCTATGGAAGTGAGTACTGACGGTCTGGAACTTGGAGCGAAAATCTCTAAGTCTGCAGGCGAAATTAAAGATCTAATAAAAGATGGTGTACTTGGAGCCTTTTCCGTTGGTTTTAGAGTCAAGGACGCCGTATATAATGAAGAAACCGACGGATTAGAAATAAAAGACGCCGAACTGTTTGAAGTATCAGTTGTTAGTGTTCCAGCTAACCAAACTGCTATGTTTTCTCTAGCTAAATCATTTGATTCAGATAAAGAGTACCAAGAGTTCAAAAATCTTTTTAAGAATAATAAAGAGGCTAATCAATCTAATAAGATTGAGACGCCACAAGCGACGGATAAAACCGTTTCACAGGAGAAACCTATGTCTACTGACAAAATCTCTCCTAATGCCGATATCGACTTGAAAGCATTTGCAGAAGAAGTAGCTAAAGCTACTGCCACAAAAATTGCAATGGTTCAAGCTGAAAAAGACGCTAAGGAGAAAGCAGACGCAGACACAGTAGCAGCAGAGACTGCAGCCGTAGAAGCTGAGCAAGAAAAAGTTAAGACAATAGTAGAAGTCGGAATGGAAGGCGCAGAACGCCTTACTACTGACCTAGAGGGAAGAGTAAATGAAAAATACACTAACCTTGAAACTGTTGTTGAAGAACTTAGGTCTGATCTTTCCGAGAAAAAACAAGAAATCGAAGCAATTCGTGAATCTAAAAGAATTTTCGGAAGAGAAAGTACCTCTGACTGGAGAAAAGCGCATGAATCAGACATCAACGATGCTTGGGTTATGGGACTTGCTACAGGAAAAGGTTGGGACACAAAACTTGGTCAAAGTACAATAGAAAAAGTTAACGCCATGTCTGGCGTCGGCGTTTCTAGTGCTGATTTCGAGCAAACTGTTTCAACAAATGTGGAAAGAGATATCCAGTTACAACTAGTATTGGCTCCTCTATTTAGAGAAATCACTATGACTAGTGCAACACAGATTATTCCTATTTTACCAGATGCAGGGTATGCTGAATTTACAGCTAACCAAGCAGCTACGGGCTCAAGCCCACACGGTAACTTGGAAGAAAGAGGCGACACTTATGGGTCACCTTATTCTGGTGTTGATTTAACTGAAAGAACTCTTTCAACAAAGAAACTAATTTCACAATCTTACTTAGGTAATGAAACTGAAGAAGATGCAATCTTACCGATTCTTCCTTTAATTAGGGAATCAATTATAAGATCGCATGCACGCGGTATGGAAAATGCCATTCTAGTGGGTGACCACGCTGATGGCGTATATGGTACTGGTGGTGCAACTTTTGATGGCTTGGTGCAAATTGCATCTGCAGCTAACTCAAGTGCTTCTCATATAACGCAATCGGCTGTTGCCTTTGCGTCTGAATCACTTACCGCAGCAGGGCTTCTAGGAGCTCGTAAGAAAATGGGTAAATATGGTATGAACCCATCTGAAGTTATTTACATTGTAAACTCTACAGAGTATTACAACTTACTAAGCGATGCTGAGTTCCAAGATGTCAACCTAGTTGGCGACATGGCAACTAAGCTTAGTGGTGAAATCGGCTCAGTCTTTGGTTCTAAAATCATAGTCTGCGACGAATTTGCTACACCAGCTGTAAGTAAAATGTATGCAGTTGCTCTTTGGGCAAAGAACTATGTAATGCCACGTTTACGCGGTGTTACCATTGAATCTGACTACGAAGTAGCTAATCAACGAAGAGTCCTAGTGGCTTCTCAACGAATTGGCTTTACCGACATGATTGCCGGTGCAACTTCAGTTCACACACTTCAATACAAAGCTAGTTAATAGCTAATGACTTTTATGTGGGGATGTATTTCCCCACATAAATATCTAAAAGGAAATTATGGCAAATTTAGTAACATTACAGCAATATAAAGATTTCGCGGGTTTGCAAGGTGTAAAAACTGACGCCCGTATTAATGTTATTATACCTCAAATTACTAAAGTTGTTAAAAACTACTGTGGTACTTCAATCGTTGATTACTACAGTTCCGCAAAAACAGAATACTTCGATATTTTAGACGGTAGAACAAATAGAATTATGTTAGATGAAAGTCCTGTTAATACTGTGACTTCAGTAGCTGAAAGAGAAAGTCAAGCAGATTCCTATATTACACTAATTACAGGAAATTCCGATAGTAGTGGTAAATATGAATATGTAATTGATACTTATACAGACAGTATAATTCGCACTAGTGATAGTGCTACTAAATACTTTGCCAAAGGATGGAAGGCAGTAAAAGTAATTTATACCGCAGGGTATAGTGCTACACCAGAAGATTTAAAACTAGCAGTATATGATTTAATCAAATACTACTTAAAAGATGAAAGAAAAGCAAGAATGCAGATAGCCGGAGCTATGGTTGAAAATCCAGTATCTTCTAGTATTAGAGGTAATACAGGTTTTCCAGATCATATAAAGAGGATATTAGATTTCTATAAGGTTTATAAGTAATGTCTGTTAGAGAAATTAAAAAAGCTTTTAAAGATATGGAAGG